TTTCAAGATCCTAACATCTGTTTGTTTCATCATATCATTCATCATTTTAGCCTCTTGAGACATCATTTGTTTAGTTAATGATGTATCTGCTCTTAATTCAGCTAACTCTTGATTTTGATCTAATTTCTCATCAAACTGCTGTTGACCCATTAATTGCTTAGACCTATCTAAATTAATCTTTTCCTGATCTTGTTCACGCTTAATAGAGTCATCCATAGCTCTTAAATCTAGTTCTCTTGCTTTTAATTTAGCAACTGGGTCTCCGTTATACTCACCCATAATTTTATTTTCTTCGTTTTTAAATTCTTCAGTCATTTCTGCAATTAATTTAGCTTTTCTAGACTCTAAACTCATTGACATTTGCATCATTTGCTGTTGAAGTTGTGGATCTTGTTGCATCATAGGGTTTTGTTGCATTGCTTGTTGCATTTGCATTAATTTTGCAATTTCTTCTCTAAATTCTACTTCTAATTGCTCTTGTGCCATCAAAGAAATGTGTTCAAAAATGTTTTTTTCTAATGAAGCCATTACAACCGGGTTATTTCTAGCAATATTAGTCGCCATAAAGTTTAAATGGGTTGTAATGTGTGCTTGATGGTCTTGTCCTTTGAATGCTTGGAACGGTTTTCCACTCATTGCAAGAATATTTTCGGTTGCAGGGTCCATTGGTTGTGGTTGTTGCGGTGGCGGCAATATTTTATCAATATTTTTTACACCAATCGCTGTGTACATTGCATGAAACGCTTCATAAAGGTTGTGCATTTGCGGATTTGACATCGCAAGTTGTAATTCTGTCTGTGCTAAACTAATTCTTTGTGATTGAGAAAAAATATTTGGATCTGCAACAGGAATAATATCTACTTTTTCATCAAAATCTGCAACTTTTATATTTCTTTGACCACCAACTACATCATATGGATACTCTTGAGGTAGATAAGTTTTAAAAACTCCTGCCAATAAACTAAATTCACACTTCATCGCCACATACAATCGCTTATGTATGGCTGACATGACTCTGGAACCACGTTCTAAGAGAGCTATGGTCGTCCCAACAGCTGCTTGTTGGTTGCCGTCACCGACCTGCATGTCAGCTATGGCGGCAAATCGTTGCCCTGCCTGTACCACTATACCCATCAACTGTAATAAAGTTGGTGAAGGTTCTTTAAATGGTAATGGCATAAATGCATCTTTGATGTTTCCACCAGGTGCATCCACATCTCTGAATTCTCCAGGTTGAATTGCCTGGGCTTCGTCTCTTACTCGTATTCCTCGTTGTTTAAATCCTGCAGGTAAATTACTTAATGTACCCGCATCTAGTAGTTGTCGTAGTGCAGTGGTTGCTGTTCTTGATAAACCACCGATCATATGAATTAAACCAAAACCATAAAAACCCATACCCGGTAAAAATTTAAAATGTACAAAATAATCTATTTTAAGTTTTTGCGGATCATTAGCTTGATAGTTTCTTCTAATTGATAATATCTGTCTGTTTCCCATTTCAAGAGTAACAATATAAGGAAGTTTAATTCCTGTAGGTTCTCCTGTTGAGTCTTTGTCTTCAAAACCCTCTAAATCTAAGTCGGTATGAATTTCTAAAACTGTAAAGATGTCTTCATCTCTAGTTTTCTTAACTCCTTCTAACTCTCGTTCTTTTTTCTCTACTTCTGTTTCTTGATTATAACCAGGTGTAAGTTCTATATCTAAATAAAAACCTGACACTTGTTTTTTTCTTAAATCATTTTCAGACATTTTAATAACATGTATTACTGACTCTGCATCTTCTAATGATGTTGCAGTGTACGGTACTACTAAGTCATCTGCTGGAACAAATTTTGAAACAGCTCTGCCTAAAAGTTCGTCATAGTAGACTTTCTTGAAAGCAGAGCCACTAAGAGGGAGATAAAAAAGCATTTGGTCGAACTCGGGTTCGTACTCTTTCATCACATCCATGAGCTGATAGTTCATGAATTCTTTAACTCGATTTGATTGCTCTTCTCGAGCTCTATCTGCTAGTCCAACTATTTGTGTATGCACTGGACCTGTTGCAGGTAATAATTCTTTGTAAGCTTGCGCTTGAAACTGTGTTACTGCTTCTGCTAAAACTGGGTGTGTTGCACCTGAAGCTCCTTGAAATGGTTGTGTTGGGTTTTCGTATTTAAATCCTAATAGATCTAAACCTTTTGTATAACTGTCTTCCCATTCTTTTCTTGAAGATTTATATTGATTGTAATTTCCAGCAAGTTCAGAACCTAATCTGCCTAAAACTTCTTCTGGTAATAATTCTGCTAAGTTATCAAAATGTGATTCTGTTCCTGGTTGATTAACTGCTTCAGGATCAAAATTAATTGTTGCACTACCATCTTCTTCTTGAGTTACTTGTACATCATCAGGACCAACTTGTTCTTCGATGGTTTCTTTCTCCATCTCCAAAACTTCTTCGTCACCAGGTAGTTTAATTTCAGTCTCTACGTTTGGTAGGGCTTTGTCTATTTTTGCCATTTATATTCTCCGAGTTCTTTATTGTTGTAGCTTGTTTTATGGGAACATTCAACCCTTGAGAATCAGGTCCTCTTAAAGGTGGGATTTCCTTCCATTTAACGTGTTGCATATTTACCACAAGAGTTTTATTTTTCATTATCTAAAAAAATCCTCATCTGCTCTATCTCGACCAGTAAATAGTTTGTATCCTTGATAACCAAGTGTACCAAGTGTTGCTAATCCAGCACCAATAGATATTGCAGGTAATGCAACAGCTCCTGCGGCCGTTCCTGCTAAACCTAAAGAAGCAATACCAAGTAATCCTCTTGATGCTCCAGCTTTAGTCAAAGCTTTTACTGCAGGGTTCATAAATGCTGCACCTAAATAATTTAATGGGTTAGTTGCAATTTCACCTGCATCTTTACCTGCTCTAATATCCTGTGCAATATATCCAGCAGTGGCTGGTAATTGTATTACCGGTGCACCAAGTGCCCATAAACCTTTTCCAAGAACACCTTTTTCTAAACCAAGTGCAGATCTAAATACTCCACTTCCTTCTTTACCAACTTTAGCAGCTTGTATTGTTTGGTTTAATTCATTAATTCTAATTCTAGAATTTCTTATAACCCGTTGACCGGCTTCAGAAATTTTTTTTGCTTTTTTACCACCAGGATGAGTTATTTGTCTTATTGTTCTTTTTAAAGTTTTTAATTCTTGATCAAACTCTAATGGTGATTCTAATAATGGAGGTGTTCCTGCTCTTGCTGTTTTGTAAACTTGTCCAGCAATCGGTGCAGTTAATCCTACTGCTCCAGCTAACTCTAATTTAAATTGATTGTCTAATAAAATGTTATCATCAACTTCTTTACCTTTTTGTTCAACATCAGCAATAATCATTCCTTCCATCTGACTATCGTTAGTTAGATATGTGCTAGGATCATCGTTTCTAAATTGTTTTACTAACGCACCAGCTCCAACACCCGCGGCTACGGTACCAACACCTAAAGCAGCAAGAGCTCCAAATCTTCCTTTAAGTAAATTTGGGTTATCTTTTAATGCCGTTAAAAATTTTGTACTTGAATTTTTAAGTTTATTAAATGCACCACCTTGATTAGATTTATTGATATCTTGTGCTAATTTTTTTGGGTTTTTTTCTAATGCTTCGTCGACTGCGTCTACACAACTTACTGCTGGTCCTCCAGATTGTTTTGCTCCAATTATTCTACAAATTGGTCCGTTTGCTGCTGCATCTGCTTTTGCCATTTGAAATAATTCTACCATAGGCCTGGCCGTAGATCTTAAAGCAATACCTTGATCAGCAAGTGCCGTTACATTTTTTTGTGCTTCAGGCGAAAGTTTATCAAAATGTTTTATAAACTTAGATGCATCTATTTTTTTACCTGGTGTGTATTCAATAATAGGTGTATCTACTTTATTTATTTTTTGAAACTCTCTAGATATTTTATTAAAATCTTTTATTTCTTTTCCTAAACCCGTGTCTCCCCTAACAACTTTTTCAAACAATTTAGAAAATGAGCTGTCAATTAATTCTCCCTTTTTTTTATTAACTGATTTAGGAATTATTTGACCGAGTTCAGTATAACCAGGGGCTTTTTCAAAAGTAGCAGAAACACCCATAGCTTCATCTAATTCCATTGCTCCTGAGTTTACAAATTTTACAATATCTCTTCTTAACTTTTCTAATTTAGGTCCTTTTGTTTTTAATAATTGATCTCTAATATTTAATTTAGAACGTCTGATAGTTTCTGCAGCAAACTTACCCCATTGATTCATAGCAGGAAATTCTGAAATAATATCATCAAACTTATCACCAGCAGGAACTGTAATTCCTGCAACAGGTCTAAACCCTAATAAAAATTCTTGGTATCTAACTAAATCATTTGCAGTTCTTGTAATATTTTTTAAACTATCATCCCCATAAACCATCTTAGATAAATTATTGATTTTATTTAAATCTTCTGGATCTGCCATAGCAATTTTATGAATTTCTTTTATGGCATCTTTAAAAGGTTTTTCTTTAGCTAGTTTTAAAGTTTCGCTAAGTTTATCTGCTTTTTTAATTGCATTTTTAGCTGCAGATTCTGTAGTGGTGTAAACCATTTTAGTGCTTTTACCAGGCTCTGATGATTGGACCTGTGTTTTAAATTTTGCATTCTTTGAAATATTTGAATTTAATTTTCTATCATTAGGAGTAATGGGCCTAACTTTTTTATAAATGCTTCTTTCACTAATATCTTTGTATATTCTTTGAGCATCTTTAGTTTTAAATTCACTTGGTTTAACTTCTTTAATTAAGTTTTCCTGTTTTGCTGTTTTTATTACACGACTTACTACAGAGTCATTTACTTTTAATTTTTTTGCAATGTAGGGTGCTCCTCCTTCTTTGTCAGAGTATAAATTTAAAATTTTTCTAATCTTATCTACATTTAATTTACCTGTATAATCAGAAGTAAAATAAGTTGGAAATAATTCTCTTATTTGTGTGTCGGTAAGGTTAACAGCCATTAGACCTCCAGGATCTTAGCTAGTCCGCCTTTTGCAAAAGGTGATTTATATGATTTCATTGCATTTAAAAACATTTGTAGTAATTCGTCTACAGATTCTTTTCCAGTCAATTTTACACCTTCACCAATAAACATTTCTGCTTTTTCGTAATCTACGTTTCCTTGTGGTCCTCTAATGTTTTTAATAAACTCTGCAGCCTGTAAACCTTGTGGCATATCAGCAATATTGTCATACATACCAAAACTACCAGGGCCACTCATATCTCTTGTTCTAATAAATTTTTCTGTAACTTTTGGATTAACCTTTTCTAAAAAACTTGTAGTGATTGGACCTTCTCTAAATATTTTTTCTTGTTCAACAAGATCATCACCTTTTGTAAATAAATTTGCAATACCTTTAAAAACACTTTTACCAAGTCTAAACCCAGCTCGACCGCCTTCTGCCTTATTAAATATTTCAGACAGTCTTTTTATTTCAGCTATTTCTTCAACAGAAAGAGGTACACCACTTTGTGCTTTTTTTTCTAACATTTTTAATCGACCCATGGTTGTTTCACCAGCTGTAGGATTTAAAGCTCCTTTTTTATATAGTCTAAACATGTAATCCATTTCTGCTTTTTGTTCTTTAAGCATGGCTTCTAACAGTTCTTCTGTTTCATCACCCATTACGATGTTTACTTCATCATCATCTAAAAGTTCTCTGTAGTAATCGTAATCAACACCTTTTTTAGGTTCACCGATTTTTGTTCGTTGCATATTATCTGATCTTAAATTTCCAGCTATTCTTTGTGTTCTATTTTTTTCTTTTTGTACTAATTGTGATAATCCTTCTAAACCACTTTTTACAATTTTACCTTTTGAAAACTCCGCTCGACCCCCTTCTGCAAACGGTATATCTTCATCAATAAGTTTTGCGGTAAATCTATCAAACTTTGGATTGTCCGGTTTTAATCCAGAGGCATCTTCTACATTTGTTAAAAGTCTATTAATAAATCTTGGAGTTATTCTTTCATCTGGAATTAATTCTACAATTCTTGGACCAAAATATTTTTCAACAAGTAATAATGGATCACCACCAATTCCACCACCGCCTTCAGTAATAAGTTTTACGTCCTCTGCAGATACAATATCATTTAAATTTGTTCTACCAAATCCTGATGTAGCAGGATCTAGTGTATCTTTTTTTAATGCTTCTATTAAAAACTCTCTGGCGTTTGCTCTTTTAACTGGCATAGCACCTTGATTACCCCTAGTTATAATACCTTGGTCTACCATTTTTCTAACTTGGTCAGCTAAATCAGGATCTTGTATTCTAAGTTGTTTAATTGTTTCTTCAGCTGATTGAACTGGTGCTGCAATATCATCGGGTCCACCACGTGAACCTGGAGGTGGTAGATCATCAAGCTCTCTTGCTTTTCTTAAATTTTTTAAAACTTCATCACTAGGTGCAAATCCACTAGCTGCAAAATTTTCTGAAGTAATTGGATCACCTGGTTTATATTTAGTTGGATCTCCGCCTCTTCTTAAAGTCATTATACCTTCTTGTGTCAGGTCCCTGGTCCCTGTTGCCATGTCCGTGATGTTAGCGACTTGTTTAGGATAATAAAACTCTTCAAGCTGTAACATATTATTGTAAAGTTTAGTTGCTTGAATATCGTTTAATTTATTCGCAGTTAAATAGCCCATTGGACTTTCTAATTCTTTTAAGACTTTGGATTTACCGAGTGCGGCTACTGAGTCCATGTTCAAGGACATCTCAACAAATGGCTCTGGATTCTTACCTGTGCCTAGAAAAGTAATATTGGATCTGGAACCGAGGACATTGTTCATGTTGCCACCCAGTTTTGAGTACAATTTTATAATGTTATCTACTAGTTCCTTTTTAGCCATAATACTTTACACGTCCTCGTACAATTGGTTCTTCTTTGTAATCTTCAGGATGACGAACCAAACCACCTTGTCGAATTCTCATAATGGCCTGTGTTGTACTGTCCACATAGTCATCATGCTCTCCAAATGGGAACGACGCACATTCTTCTACAACTTCCTGTGCAAAATGCTCGTGCATAGGGGCCCATACTTTTCCGCTCTCAAAGAGCGGAGCTACGGAGTTTACTCTTGTGTGTTTATCATTTCCTTTTGACGGTGTAAAGTTAATAACCGGTATATCCATTTTTCTCAGTTCATGGGTCAAAGGCAGTCCAGATGCTTTGGCTTCAATAATTACCATGTCAGGTCGCCAGTCTTGGTATTCTTCTAGAGCCACTCTACGTAGTTCGGGGAACTCGAATCTATCTTTAAAAGCGTTAAGTAAAATTATATTTTGTCCGTGGTCCTCGGTCGTAAAGACACCCCACGTGGTTATAGCACTATAGTCAGACGTATGTTTTTTAGTAAATGCTGTATCGTATGATTGAACGATGTAATCTAGTTTAGGAGGGTATTGATCTTCCCAATCCATCCACCATTCTCGTTTTAATATTGCACCCTCTTCAGCAGTTGGTTGTTGCATGTATTGTGCTAGCCAATTACTAACTGGTATGGATGCTTTAGTCTTGAGTAATTCTTGCGCGGTCCAGTATTCAGGCCACACGGGTTTTCCATCGGGGAGCAGGGCTGGTAATTCAACAATCTCCCACTGATCAGATCCTTCTTCAGATTGTGCTTTTAATAATTGACCAGTTATGTCCTTAGTAGACCAACGAGTCATTACAATTACAATAGAACCACCAGGTTGCAAACGCTGACGTGGACCAGAAGTATACCAGTTTACTGCTTTCTCAAAAGCTTTACCATCTGCACGTACATCTTGTTCTTTATGTGGGTCATCAATAATTAATAGATCAGCACCACGACCTGTAATTGCTCCACCAACACCAGCTGCAAAGTATTCTCCGCCTTGTTCGGTTTTCCATTTTCCTGCTGCCTGACTATCTTCTTGTAGTCTCGTGTCAAACAGTTCTCGGTATTTTTGTTCGTCAACTAAGTTCTTAGTCTTACGTCCAAAGTCTATAGCTAGGTCTGCTGTGTGTGTTGCTTGAATTATTTTTAATTTTGGATTCTTACCAATCATCCATGCCGGGAGTAAGTATGAGG